CATTATGATGGGAACAATGATGATGCAATACTCTTATTTTTATAATGTGAAAAAATATATTTCAATTGGAACAGTTTGCGCATATCCAAAAATCACACCGACTCCGTTCAAAGAAGATGATATATGGTTGGGGTATCCAGACGAAATAAACAGTTATTATGGGCTTGCCAAAAAAATGGCATTAGTTCAAGCACAAGCATATAGAAAACAATATAATTTCAATGCGTTGTACTTGATTCCAGTAAATATGTATGGACCTTTTGATTCATTTGATCCAGATGATTCCCACGTTATACCAGCACTGATAAAAAAGTTTTATGAAGCAAAAGAAAATAACAAAGAAGAAGTTGTGTGTTGGGGAACAGGAAATGCATTCAGAGAATTTTTATATGTTGAAGATTGTGCAGATGCAATTATTTTAGCAATGGAAAAATATAATAGTAGCGAACCTGTAAATATTGGAACAGGAAAGACAACCTCTATAAAGGATTTGGTAACTCTTATTGCTAAATTGATGGAATATGAAGGTAAGATTATTTGGGATACATCTAAACCGGATGGTCAACCTTTGCGACAATTGGATACAACAAGAGCAAAAGAACAATTTGGTTTTGAGGCAAAAACATCTCTTGAAGATGGATTGAAGAAAACAATTGAATGGTACAAAAATAAATAGTCAAAATATCCAAAAAATAAAGATATAAAAATCCATAAATAGTATTGATTATTTATGGGTTTTTATTTGGGGTGATTTGCTTTGCCTATTCTTCATAATGAATTTGTAAAAAGACAAAATGATGTTTTTGAATATACACCAGAACATATAAAAGAATTAGATAAGTGTTCAAAAGAATTTTGGCACTTTTTGACTTACGTAAAAATAGTGCATCCTGACGAGGGAAGGATTGAATTTGAACCTTATCCATTTCAGAAAGAAATATTCAAAACAATAGCAGAAAAACAATTTATTGTTTTGAATATAAGTAGACAAACAGGTAAAACAACAACAGTTTCTGTTTATGCCTTGTGGTATGCAATGTTTCATCCAGATAAAACCATAGGTATTGTATCTAACAAACAATCATCAGCTGTTGATATTCTGAATCGATTCAAAATAATGTATGAAGAGTTGCCAGTTTGGCTGAAACCCGGAGTTAGAGAATATCAGAAATTGGGTATTGAATTTGACAATGGAACAAGAATTTTAGTATCTGCAACTTCACAAGATGCTTTCAGAGGTAGAACACTAAATTTGCTTATATGTGATGAGTTCGCTCACGTTCCAAAGAATATTCAGGAGTCCTTTTGGTCCGCTAACTATCCAGCTATTTCAAAATCGGAAGAAGGAAAAATAGTACTGATTAGTTGTGTTGCTGGTGATACTTTTGTCTTTACTAATAACGGGCCAAAAGAAATAAAATCTTTTTATTCTGGTAATGATGTAAATTGTCAAAAAATAGATTCTTATAATGTTTTTGGTAAGAACAAGATATACACAGGAAATTTAATAGTAAATAGTGGGTTTACCGAAACAAAAATTATAGAAACAACATCAGCAATTCTTGAAGCTAGTAATAATCATAAAATTTGGGCATGTAAAAATGGTAAATTTGGATGGGTAAAAGCATCTGATTTAACAACAAATGATTATATTTCTATAAGATATAGTATAGATTTGTGGGGAAATAATGATACTATAAATTATACTTTTAATACAATGCCCTTGAAAAGCAAATGGGGTAATTTTTTTGTTGATAGACAACTACAAGAATCAAAAAAATTAAACATTGATATGATTGATGAAAATTGGGCTTATTTGTTTGGTTTGTATATATCAAAGGGATATGCTAGAAAACATTCTGTTATTATAACATGTGGTGACGATATATCAGTTATATTGGATAAATTAAAATTAAAATATTATACTTGTGATAATCTTCATTATGCTATAAATTCTATTGCTTTGGTTGAATTATTAAAATTTGTTGGATTTGATATTACAAAAAAAGCAAAAAATAAAGTAATACCAGAAAGACTTATGGAAATGTCAAGAGAAAATATAATTGCTATGTTACAAGGAATTTTTGATGGTGATGGATATTCTCGAAAAGATAAGGGATTAGTAGGTATTGGGCTATCTTCAAAAAAACTTATTGGTCAAATCAGAGCACTTTTATTAAATTTTGGAATATTAACAGACTATTACATTGCAACATTAACAGTTGAAAATAGTAAAGGTAAGGTAAAGTCAAATTCTACTCAATATAGACTATCTTGTTCAAAAAATAATTCAAGAAAATTTTATGATATTATTGGATTTAGATTTGAGAGGAAACAAGCAAAAAGAAAATATTTACCAACAGTAGAAAAATTTGCAAAAAGTAATTCTGTTCCTTGTTCGTTATTATATGTTGGTAAGGATGCTATAAAATTGGTAGAAAAGAATTCAAATATAAAAATTAACAGAAACAAAAATGTTGTAAATTTATCTACTGATTTATTATTGAAAATAAAAGATGTTTTGCATAGTGTAAATTATCATAAATGCGATAAATTTTTTGATGATAATGTTGATGAAAACATAAAATGGGAAAAAATAAAATCAATAAAAAATAGTGAAAATACAGTATATGATTTTTCATTACCAGAAGATAAAAATGACGATTGGTGTCATTCTGTTGTATATAATGGGGTTATAGGACATCAAACACCCAATGGACCTTTTGACCTTTTTCACAATATATTTTCACAAGCTAAAAGAGGTGAAAACACTTTTGTGGCTCTTGAATACAATTGGAAATGTGTACCCGGTAGAGATGAAAATTGGGCAAGAATACAAAGAAAAAATCTTGGTGATACATTATTTCGACAAGAACAAAATATTGAATTTTTAGGTTCTATCAATACTGTTATTAGTAAAGAAGCGTTAGAAAAATTATTTTATGATATAAAAGATCCCATAAAAATTGAAATGAAAGAATCTTTGAGAATATATGAAAAACCAATAGAAGGTAAAATGTATGTTATTGGACACGATCCCGCCAAGGGAACAGGACAAAATGCTTGCTGTAGTCAAGTATTGAAAATTGATTGTTTAGATCCTTTAGAATATACACAAGTCGCATCTTTTTTGGACGCTAATACAAATGTTTACCTACAAGCAGATTTTCTTTACAAGTTAGGTGTATACTATAATTTTGCTTATATAATATGTGAAAATAATGGTGAAGGATCTCCTGTTGTCAATAGATTATGGTGGGATCTTGAATATGAAAATCTTATAAATGATAAAAATAGTAGAAATCTTCAAGAGCTTGGTGTCCGGGCAACAATGAAAAATAAACCAAAAATTGTATTGCTTATGAAAAAATTGATTGAAGATGAAAAACTTCATTTAAGTGATAAAAATACAATTGAACAATTAGCTACTTTTATTGAAAAAGGTGGAAGACTATGTGGTAAAGATAATATGCCGGATGATGCTGTTTCAGCTTTATATTGGGCTTGTTGGTTTGCAAAATTGAACATTATAGAAGATGTTATAAAATTACAGCCAGAAATTCATCCTGACATAGAAAAAGATGATGTATGGTCAATATATATGGATGGGCCTGATGATTTTATGGTAAACATTTCAGATGGAATATTATATGACTAATCAAAAAATTTATAAATACTCTATGAAATAAAAAAACATGGAGTATTTTTATGACTAAAGATGAACTAGCAACTAAAATTTTGAGAAGATTAGGTGCTCCTGTAGTCAAAGTTGAGCTGGATCGATTTCAAATAGAAGATAATATAGACTATGCAAGACAAAAATTTATTAGATGGGCAATAGGGCAAGCAACTACGGATAGATATTACACAATGATTTTATATGGTGGTGTAAATTTATATCCACTTGCAGGATATGTTCTGGATGTTTTATCATATGACATATCAGGAATGGGATCTATTCACCAGCTGTTTTCAATTACCAATTATTTTTATGCTCAAGGAATGTATGACCAGATGCTGATGCGTGGGTTGGCAGATGGTTATTCTCTTGTTTCATATCATATTGCAAGAGATTTTTTGGAAACTGTAAAAAGATATGTTGTTTCAGAATATAATTACATTTATCATAGATATACAAACACTTTAGAAATAACACCAATGCCTCCAACAGGCGGCTCTTTATCAATGTATGTTGCTTCAAGTGGAACATATGTAACAGTGGACTCTCCAGGCATTATATTATTGAGATGTTCTGTTACAGAAGGCACCGATGAAAATTTATACGACTCTTTGTGGGTTCACGATTATGCATTGGCGTTATGTAAAATATCCCTTGGTAGAATAAGAACAAAATTTGCAAACTTCAATGCTGTAGGATCAAATGTTGGCCTTTCTTTGGATGGTGATGGTTTGATACAAGAAGGAACAACTGAACTAGAAAAACTTGAAGTAACTTTACGGAATGAGGAAACATATGAAGGGGGCACAATAGAAATTGGGTAGTTCATAAGGAGTATTGATGGCTGTAAAATTGAGAAATCCACTTATAGGCCCTAATAAGCCAACTTGGAATCTTTATGATATAAAAGATAATCCAGAATATCATCTTGCAGAGTCTTTGGCTACAGAATTTACTGATATTGCTGGAATTGAATGTACTTATTACATGCGAGATTCATCTGTTGTTCCTGATCCACTATATGGTGAATATCCAACTAAAGGATATTTTGAAGGTAAAAAGACAAAAATACTTTATGAAGTTGGTGAAATTCCCACTTTATATTCAATGTTTGGTATGGTAGCATCGGATAACATAGTGGTTCATATTCCACAAGCTGTATGGTATAGAGATGTTTCCAAAACTGACCAGCCAAGTCCAGAAGATGCGATTGTTGTTCATTTTTATCAAGAAGATTATAATGGTTCAATAGAAGGCAGAACTTTTGAAATAACACACGCCGCTTTTGACCAAAGTATTTTTCAATTGAAATCTTTAGTGCATGTTTTATATATGAGACCTTATCGATATAGTATGGAATCTCAATCAGCATCTGCGGTCAGTTCGGATCTTACATCTCCAGAAATTTCTGGATATGGTGATAATGTATACATAGATGAACATAAGTATGTTGATCCGGATATTGATACCACGATATATGGTGCGTAATAATGAGATTATTGCAATATATAAATGAAAGTATAAAAAAAGTTCCGTGGTCAGATCCGAAAATTGGATGGTGGTTAGATAAAGATGTTATAACATTGTATCATGGATCACATATAAAAAATATTGACTTTATAAAAAAGAACGGCATTTTGCCGGCACAGGAAGGATATACGGAAGGTAGAATATATCTTGCTTTCGAACCATATACAGCTCGTGGTTATGCATCCATGGCTGGCCAAGGTGGAGAGTCAAAATTTCGGGATGCAGGAACAAAAGCAAAAACCACACCAATGAATGAACGAGTTGTGTTTATTGTGAAATTGCCAAAAGAATATATATTGAAACACGGTAAAATGAATAGAAGTTCCACAAAAGAGGAATATATAAAAGCAAACAAGCCCGATTACAAGTTTTATGAATTATGGGAAGTTTCTCTTTTTGATAAGATAGATCCAAAATATATTGTAGGATGGATGCAAAGATGATAGACACAATAAAAAATATATCAGCAATTATAGTTCTTGTAGGTATGTTTTTTGGTGGATATACTTACATAGACAGTAGGTATGCTCAAAAAGGTGAAGTGGAAGCACAGACAAAACAAACAGTTACTATTTTGGAAAAATTCAAGACAGACATGAATAAGGATAGATTGGAACAGAATTATATAAACATAATCAATGTGGAAAGACAGTATAAAGCTCTTATAATTCAGCATCCATCTGATAAGAATTTGAAACAAGAACTGAAAGAGATCCAGATAGAGAAGAATGAAATCAAAGAAAAATTGGATAAAATAAGGGGGTTGAAATAATGGATATAAGAAAATACTTAACCGAAGAAGCATCTGATGCACAAGAATTTGTAACAAAAATAAGATTACTCATTTCAAGAATTTGGCCAGATGCATTGATAAATGTCAAGTTCAATGTCAGCATATATCCAAGTATTACAATATGGTTTGCAAGCACTTCCAATAAAAATATGTGGCCAATGAGAATAGTTGAAAACGATCCTTGTTATAACATAATCTTCATTTATGGATTTGATAGAGATGGAAATATAGGTGAAAACCTTGAACTAAGAGGTGGACAGATTGGATGCAGAGATAGAAAAACATGGAAAAGAGATAAATGTGGATGGAGAGATGTCAAAAAAGGAAATGTTACAAAAATATTGAGCGCACTTGAAAAATATTTCAAAAAAATGAAGGAAGTTTTTGATGCGGCTGAATAAGTATCTTTTAGAAAATATAGATGAAGAAGAAATTATAACAATCTTGAAAAGAGATTGTGGTTCTTTTTTAGATTTGATAAAAGAGGTTGGGCTGATATATCGTGGTGCTAATGAAAACAAACCTTTTGTATACAAGGAAATGCATAGCACGGATAGACTTCCAAGAGACATACCGTTGCCGATACATAAAAGATTGAATGAGCTGTTTATGAAGAAGTTCAGATGGCCTGTTCGAAACGGTATTTTTTGTACGAAGTTAGCTGGTATGACATATCAATATGGAAGACCATACTGTATTGTGGGT